TTGATGCAATAGAATTCAAAACCCTTGAAGTTAATGTAACTCTCTGGAAATTGTTCTTTACACCAGAAACAATTTGTGAATCTACATAATCTATGATACGAATTTCGTTTGTATCCAAAAAGTCCGAATCATTGGATGTACTTACTGCCCGGCAAATAACAACCTGATTACCCGGTTTGGTAATGAGTGGTGTTACCCCATTAATAATTAAATAATTCTGTTCAGACCCATTAAAATAATCCGTATAAGATGGAGCAGCAACACCAGTTAGAATAAGTCCATCATATGGATAATTAACAGTGATTCCAGAACTGGTAGGTATAAGAGCCCCAAAAGCTGCAGATAAATTAGGTCCTGAAGTTTTTGGTATTGACCCTGATGTTGCATAAGCAATATACCCTACAGATGTTCGAGGATCATTTATATTTGCAGCAAATGTGCTGAGGGCACTTGCACTTGAAAAAACATTATCATTAAAAGCTTGGATTTGTACAGCATAATTCTGTTCTAATGGCCCTGCCCTGAAAGCTAATATTTGAGATATATTGGCAGTATTTGAGGAATCGCCAAGGGCATTAATGATAACCGAGTGTGGAATAGTAGCAAGGGTATTTGCATATGTACCCGGAGTTTGGTAATTACCAAGATTTACTGATCCCGATCCACTAGAAAAGCCAGACTCGAGTGATATATTTGTGGCATCCGTCACAATTGAAACATTAATTGCATTTCCCCATACTCCGGTAGTTTTAGCATTTAAAGTTATACTTGGTCCATCAGGAGTGAGTGCAAGACAGGGTATGGATGTTGAATAAGCATTAATGGCTTCATAAATATCGATTGCCACATTGGTTACAGTATCCGTTCCATTTGGAACATACGTGAAAGGAATCTGTACATCATCAATTATAATTGTATCTGTTTCGGCAACGGATGGAACACTATTAACATAAATAGTGGCTGTAGCAGCGGCCCCGCTGGTTGCGTCCTTAATGCACAATATTGATAGATTAACATTAGGATTAGCTGTGAAAGCAGCGTTAGCTGCTATAGCCGCAGGAGATCCAGAACCACAACTTAGGTTTGCATCTGCATCATCAAAAACTTGGACTACCGCTCCATCAATAGCGGACCCAGAAGAAGTAGATTGTGCAACGATTACTACCAAGTCATTTACTGGAACAAGATTACCATTGGTTACAGTATTTGCCGGGTATACACCGGGAACTGAAGTCGACGGTGCTGAAGGAAATGTATAAGACATAGTAGCTTCCTTTATGTTAGAGATACCAAAGATTCTTGTACTGGTTGTCCCTCTGGAGGTATTCCTGCTTCGGGTTCCAACCAATATTTCATTAAAATTGATTTTAAAGGCCCAGTCCCAACGTCTTGTGGTTCTGTATATGTACTTGTAAAAGAACTCCAAAAATCTATTGAATAAACTTGATAACCAGCTTTTGCAAGTTCTTTAGTCGTTATATTCCTGAAACCCACCGGGAATAAAGGGTTTTCAAGTGGCAAGTCAAATTTTTGTAATAAGAGGCTATCAGATAGAGCCTGTAAAAGTTCATAAATCCCTTCTTTTCTTGCTCGCTCACCCGGAATACCGGCTTTCAATGAACCAAAAATTATAAGTAACGATACATCAAATTCCCATTTATAAGTTTTCATCGTAACTTGGCGAACCATTTTTGTACGATTTATACTTATATTTACTGCAGGTCTTTGTAAATTTAATGTTCCATCTATCATATCTTTATAAGATATCTGTTTTATTTCAAGACCACCTGAAGACAACCAGTTGGTCATGGCATCAACTAGCTCTGATAATATGGCCATTAAATCACTTCACCTTTAATAAAATATTTCCTCCAACCACCTGTATAAAGTTGACCCAGTTTACCCCCAGGAAATTGGGCACCACCTATATAATGTGCTGAATTTTCAGTAATGGGGAAAGGGTTTATTTTTTCTAATTGTATTTGCTTAAGCGTATCTAAACACCACTTATAAACCTTTTCAAGTGGTTCAGGCATTGTCATTATCAAAGATCTTTGATATAAAAAATAAACAGTTAATTTAGTTGCCAAGTCTATAATTAATGGTGGAGTATCCCACGGTAAAGGCAACGGGTAATGACCCATTAAATAACCGTCTATAACATCACTTGCAAGAGTAATGCAGTAATTAACATTGTCTTGCCCTATTTCATTTATATTCGCATCATCAGTAAGCTGCTGGATAATCTCAGCAGGTATCATTGATGTAACAGCTTGTAAAGTTGTATATGTCGCCATTCAAAGCATCCTTATAGAAAAAGGGCCCGGGACAGGGAGGAGTACCCGGGCCCTAAGGAAAATAGCTGGGAGGCTATTTACTAGACAACTGTTTCGGTTCAGCCCCGCGTGTACGGGGAATACTGTATTAACTATATGTTCTCGACCAAGCATATCCAACGTCAAGAGCAACGGGGGATATGTCAATCTGCTCTGTTACCTGATAAACGGTCGATCGGACTTTTTCATCCCGATAACCACGAACAAAACGTAAAGAACCCATATATGGAAGTCTGAACTGGAAACCAGCACTTAATGCTCGTAAACCAGCAGGTTCCCTATGATAAAGAAAACAATTTCCATGACCCGATGGACTCCACACGGAAGTCATTGGGGTTGTTCCAATGTTTTCATTAAACACGTTACGATTTGATGTATCAATAACATCACGACCAATAAGCATCTCATCAAGCTGTAGAAGTTCTGCTAGAAGACCAGCAGTTGTAATGCTCAATTGAGTATACTTTATTTTGTCGCTTACGTTTGGATTGTTTTGCTGTGCAATAAAACTTTCATAGTCCATAATCATAACGTTTGGTAATACACCGGATGTAGTTCGGATAACATTCTTTGCATTAAAAACGTCTGGAATAAAACTATTTGCACTTGAATCAAGAGCCCATCCACCGCTACCTGCTGATGGGGTTGTTCCACCCGCTGTGCTATCAGCCCAAACATTACCATAAATTGTGTTAGCAATTTGATATTCTTTGAACTGATCAATCTTAGTCACGGCGTGTTGTACAGCATCAATAAGAGGCTGTAAAGGCAATTGACCTGGCATAGAAGCTACATCCAAAAGTTCGTCTGTGACGGCCCATTCTGACGAAATCTGTTTTGGATTAAGCGACTGTGTTTGAATATCAAAAGAGAATCGCTTTGTTTCTGAACCTTCATTCCGGAACAAGTCGCCATCTTGTAAACGGAACAAGTTCGCTTTTGTATATTTCAACACCTTGATCTGGGGAGCGGGAACCGGAACTATCGGCCAAGCTTGTTCACCGATGAGATCGCGGGGTTTATATTGTATAGTAAGATTCTGTATCGATACCGGTACCTGAATCAAACTTACGGATGGAGAGGGCATAATTGATATCCTTTGTTAAAGTAAAATTCCTTGTTAAAGTTAAATTATAGGTGATAAAAGAACAGCGATAACGTCACCAGCAGTAGAAGAAGCTTGAAGACCTCTAGCTACAACAACGGTTCCATCTGTTGCAGTTCCAATACCGTTATATGTACCATCACCGCGAGCCATATAAAGTTGACCGATTGGATAAGCACCATCAACAGCTAGTTCAGTTACACCGGCTAAACAAATAACGGGACTGATTTGTTCGTAAGAGGTTGTCCAACTTAAAGTTGTGTTGTACGAACTATCTGCAAGAGACGGTCCAATTTCTGCTGCACCTGATGGCACATTCGTTAAAATTCCAAGTGGCACTTGATCCTTGGCAGTTGGAAGACCAACATAGCCAGTTGTAGTGTCTTGTATAACGAAATAATATTGAGACTGGGACAGATCAACCTTTGCGTTGAAAGTCTGCAACCAGTTCATACTTTTTACATAAGACATAGTAATTTCCTTTGTTAAGTGTTATTTACCGCAATAAGCTTTCGCCCACTCGGTTTTCTTGTTGTCATCAATTGAATTATAAGCTTCTGTCATAGCGTCACCATAAGAAATATTGGGGTTTTGTTTCATCTTATCCTCAATAAATTTACTTATGTATTTATCAATATTTTCCGCTCCCGGTACAGGAACAAGAGCATCATTTGCAACCGTTTTAGGAGTTGCTACTTCTGCAAATTCCACAACTTTAGGTCGGGTTTCAAGTTCTGCTCGATAATCGGAAACCAAATGTGTTGGGTTTTCAGAAAATTCTCTTAAAGAATCAATATACTGTTTATTTTCAATATTTTCTAATTCTTTATCAAAATCTGCCGGGCGAAGTTTTCCATCTCGAACAAGTTGTTCACAAAAATACCGGTTGTCCGCTTTCTGTGTTTCTGTGGCCACAACTTTATCTTTGACTTCAATCGCGTCTTCAAGAGCTTTTACTTTCTTAGTAAGCTCTTCAACCAGGTTTTTCAATTCCTCGTTCTCATTCATAGCTTCATTGGCTTTATCCTTAACTTCTGCTTGAGCCTCTTTTCCGACTGCAATTGATGGATCCTTTGCTGTTACCAGCTTAGTTTCTCTTTCCACAGTCTCTTCGTGCTCTGCATCTTTAGGTTCAGCTTTTTCTTCCGCAGGAGTTTCAGTTTCAGGCTGGTTTCCTGTTTCTTTATCTACAATATCTTCGTGTGAAAAGTTTTTAGTATCAATCTTAAATGCATTCATAAGTTTTCGATACCAAGTTAATTCTTTTTCCATAGCGTTTACATCCAGTATTTCAGGTGTTTCAGACATATCAGTCTCCTGATTAAAGTCAAATGTGAATAATCTTTCATTAGGTTCTGTATTAAAATTAAGAGGCATCAGCCCCTTAATTGCAGGAGCATTCGCTCCAAGAAATCCCAGGTGATTAATAGTATCCCCCTCTGGGGTTTCCTTAAGACTTGTAGAACGTGTCTTATAAGCACCTGATTTTAATGCAGCTACAAAATCTTTATTAAGTTCTCCAATTTTAAGTAAAAGTTTTCCACCCTTTTCTTTAGCAAATTCTATCCACCCCATTGCTGGAGCAGCGGTGTTTTCTTTAGGGTGTCCTAAAACAACCGGTTTAGGGTCCTTTGATTTACTTTCATTGTATCTTTTTGCTATATCTCTTATATCTTCTGAAGTCCACGTATTTACTCGGCCGTAAGAATCTGTTTGTTCACCGGCTTCAAAGGCCTCAACCCACATTTCTCTTTCACTATCGTCCAGCCCTAATACCGGATCTTCGTCCTCAATATGTTCTGGATGTAAATCACTTACTATATTTTTTATTTCTAGCTTACGTGAAAATTCTTTCTTTGCAGGTTCGGAAGGATTTGCAGCTATAGGAACTTGTGCCGATGTAACTGACATATGGTCTTTCTTATCTTCTCCCGAAGCGGGTTCAAACTCAGTGGCTTTCTTTTTATTACGCTTTAGCCAGTCTTTTGCTTCCGCTGGAGTAAACTTTGATTTATCAAAACGTATGGCTTGAACTTCCGATTTACCATCTTTAATTCCAAAAATGAAATCCACCCCTTTTCCACCTGCATCATTTTTACGAGCGAACTTATCAAACTGACCGGGATCTTTCAGTCTTGCCGAATGTTCATTTGGATATGGCACAAATATAAGTTTCCTTTTGTGTAGACTATTCCTTTATAATAAGAAATTGTAGAAATTTAATATTTTTTCTACAATTTCTTTAATAAGACACACAAAGGAGAAATTTCATGTCCTATAGCCAATCTGAAATGCATAAACAAGAAATGGTATATACCGGAGCAAAGAATATAGCAGATCTTGATTCCACAAATCTCCTATCCTGTGAACCTGAAGATAGACCACCACTTGAAATACCAAACGAAAAGAAACAGAAAGCCGTAAATCTATATCGAGATTATGAAGGAAATCGGTCCAAGGTCCTGATGGAAATGCAAGTTAATCCTCGTACTTGGAACTGGTGGATGGAACACGATATAATGTTTCGAACAGCAATAGATTTGTTAAACAGTTATTTTGTTGGTGAAGTTGAAGAATTAGTTATGAAAAAGATAAGAGAGGGCAACGATACCTGGATGTGGAGATATCTCAAGAACCGAGCCCCAGAAAGTTGGGATGAAAAAATAAACACAAGTAATCAAGCCTCTTCAGCTGCTAACATACAAATCAACTTCACAGATTCAGTTTATACTGAAAACAAATGACCAGACCAATAACAGAAGTAAAAAAACTTGAATATAATTGGACATGGACACAAAAACAAAAAGAAGTTTTTGTTGATGCCAATGAACGATTTATTATTGCAAGTGCAGGTAGACAATCAGGAAAAACTTTAGGAGCAGCACAATTTCTTGTTAAGACTTGTTTATCAAAGAAAAACCAAACTTGGTTATGGTGTGACGTATCATATAACCAAATACTTGATTTGTATGATAACTATTTTGCAACGATATTAAAATCATTCCCAGAAAAATGTTGGTCTTGGCATACACAGAGAAGAACTCTTACTTTTCCATTAACTAATAGTATAATTAGATTTAGAAGCGCTGATAAACCTGATATGATTGTAGGATCCTTTTATAATGGTTGCATTATGAATGAAGCTGGAATTCAATTCTTCGATCATCCAACAATTTGGAATCAAATTATTGAACCTACTTTATTACGATTTAAAGATTCACGTGTATTTTTTATTGGAACACCTCGTGGAACTATTGGTAAAAATGGGAAAGAAAATGTTTATTATACCATTTATAAAAAGGGAATACCTGGTAACGAAACATATGACCCTAATTATAAATCTTTTCAATTTACAAGTTACGATAATCCATATCTATCAAAAGAAAATATTGCAAAGATAGAGAATGACCCTGATATGGCCCCGTCCCTCAAGGCCCAAGAAATGAACGGTGAGTTCGTAGACCACTCTGCAAGTTGTATATTTCGTCAAGAATGGTTTCAAATCACATCTTTGCTTCCTCCACCAAATAAGCAATATAAAAGATTTATCACCTTGGATACTGCGTACAGTGAAAAAACATCCTCGGATGAATCAGCCTGTACTTGTTGGATTAAAGATATGGATGGAAAGTTTTATGCAGCAGAGTGCTGGCATGAACGCCTTGATTTTCCTAAACTTATAGCAAAAGTAAGATATACAGTTGATAGTTTTAAAGCAGGGTGGATTGTAGTTGAAGCTATAGGAGCTGGATATAGCCTTATACAAGCTTTACGAAAAGAACTTCGCGACAATTCCGTAAATGTGGTTGCTTGGGATCCAACAGGACCTCATGCAAGATTTCTCGGGAAAAATGATAAAATATCAAGAGCTACATCAGCTACCGCTTATATATCCAGAGGAATGCTTTTCTTATACAAAGCTCCTTGGAATTTTGAATTTATTGGTCAACACATCACATTTCCTCAAGGTAATAAAGACGATATAGTTGATACATTATCTATGGCTTTTCAATGGGCGCGAATGAGTGATCCTACAAATGATATAAGTACAGTAACATCGATTCCACTCCCACAACCCGTTCCTCAAATACAGAATTATAAAAGATACACTCAATCATATGGCATTCCATTAACAGAACGCCTAAGAGGATTTAGATAATGTCAAAGCATAACCGGCACAAAACAAAAAATTTCAGTACAGCTTCAGAAAATGTTTCACAATTAAAAAACATACCTGACGTTGTGAAACCGTCTTATACTGAACCATTAACACCACCTACTTTGTCATTGGGTATGGAAGACTCTTCTAAAGACCCACGATTCGATGTGAAATCTAAAAAGGTGTGGTTTCCTGAAATTGTAACTCGTTCGACGGTGTGGGATTTTTTCCGAACAACTATTTCTTTACCCAACCCATCAGATGTACTTACAAAGCTATCTAAAGCCATAGAAGAATTCGATTCTATTATTTGCGATGCCCGGGTCAAGGCAGCTTATAATAACCGAAGATCAGGACTCCTAAGTTTACAGTGGACTATAGACCAGAATGGGGCCTCATCCCGGGCCTTTAAAATAATTAAGAGAGTATTTGATTCATTACCTATTACAGATATTATGTCTGGATTTATGTTTGCTCCACTTTATGGATACAATGTTGCAGAAGTAACTTGGGAAGCAGAAAATAATTTAATAGTCCCTAAAAAAATAGAAAGTAAAGCGGCAAGATGGTTCGTTTATAGTGATATGAATGAATTACGATTCAAAACAAAAGTTAATATGGTACAGGGTGAGCCTTTACCACCGAGAAAATTTCTTGTAACTCGTTACCATCCACGATATGATGATCCATATGCAGGGCGCGAAGCTATAGCTAATGCCGTATACTGGCCCGTTATTTTCAGGCATATGGCTATGGAATTTGCAGTACAATTTTTAGAAAAATATGCCTGCCCTTGGCTTGATGTAACAATAGAATCTGACAAAGAAGAAGAACAAAAAACAGAAATTGCAAATATCATACAAAATACTTATAATCAAGGAGTCATAGTTCACAATAAAGACACCGTAATCCAAGCAATGGAAATAGGAAGTCACAAAGGTGTTGAATCCTATGAAAAGTTTATAGACTTGATGAATAAGGAAATTGATATGGCTATTCTTGGCAATAACCTGTCAACTGAAGTAAAAGGGGGGTCCTTTGCCGCAACCCGTGCCCATATGGGTGTTCGAGACGATATCATTCAAGAAGACCGTCGAATGGTTGAAGCCACATTTAATCAATTGATAGAATGGGTATATTGGTACAATTTTAATACCAATGAACCACTCCCTAAATTCAAACTTCACAAATCAGAGCCAGCAACAGAAGAACGTGCAGGAATAGATTTAATATGTGCACAAATGGGTGTCAAATTCAATAAAGAATATTTCGCGCGTGTTTATGGTTACAACCACGAGGATTTTGAAATTGGAGAACCACCTGCAAGTAAACTTTCCGGCTCATTGCCA